TGTTGAATCTGCACCGGTAGGACCGGGTACTGTAGAATCTGCGCCCGTAGCACCTGTAGGACCCGGAGGACCAGCAACTGTTGAATCTGCACCAGTAGGACCTGTTACACCTGCACCTGTAGCACCTGTAGGACCCGGAGGACCAGCAACTGTTGAATCTGCACCAGTAGGACCTGTTACACCTGCACCTGTGGCACCTGTAGGACCCGGAGGACCAGCAACTGTTGAATCTGCACCAGTAGGACCTGTTACACCTGCACCTGTGGCACCTGTGGCACCTGTAGCACCTCGGGGGCCAGCAACTGTAGAATCTGCGCCCGTTGGGCCTGTTATACCTGGGCCTGTAGGACCTGTGGGGCCTGGTATTGTTGAATCGGCGCCGGTAGGTCCTGCGGGGCCTACATTAATAACTCGTGCATTGGCCCACGGCTGTGAACCGGTTGTACCAATTCGTAGTTCACCTGTATCTGTTGCAAAACCGGGTTCTCCTGCTTCTAGTGTATAACTGTCCCATGAGGCATCTGCTCCTCTACGGAGTTGAATACGTGTTACAGACATTTGTTTGTTATATCACGCCTAAGAAATTATTCCTCCTTCAACATAACATAAAACCTCACGCTCTAACGTTCCTCCATCTACTAGTTCTACTTGGGTTTCCGTATTTAATCCGCCATCTAACAATGTAATATTAGGGCACTCAGAAAACTGTGACAATCCTGGGCTGCCACCAATTAAAAATCTGAATGAAGTGTTGTTAATAGTGTAGAGTTGGCCAATGGTTTTGATTTGAACTGGGTTGGTACCAATGCGTAGAGTAGCATTTGCAGGGACTGGTGGGGTCGATGGAATTACTTGGTAAGAGATTGTTCCAAAGAAAATTGGATATGCTGAAGGAATTAGTATATATGGCGGAGGAGTTCCTGAAAGGGGAAGTAAGTCCACATCTGAAGGAAGAAATGTAGTTCCTCCGAATACATATACGGTTGTCCCTGTCGGTAACCCGTAGTGAGCTGTGATATATGGGTCGCTTACTGTAAGAACACTCTTACTAGCAGTTTGTAAGACGCTGTCCATGGATGGGAAATAGTTTTCATTTTGGGGTAAGCCTGCTAATAATTGCTGTGACGATGGTGTTAATGTACTTAATTGTGAGTCAATGCCGGTACTAAAAACAAAGAGAAGAACATCCTCGTATTGTTTGTATCTATTTTTAGTATTGAGACCTTGTTGCTTAATAATTGAATTACCTATATTTCGCTTTCGCATTTTTAATTGCTCATCGTAGTCGAATTTTGTGCGGCGTCCCATTAGTTATTTAATACAAAGTATTTTATACTATACGCGACCGTTGGTATGTTGCAGATGTTAGAATACCAGGTTTTGTATTTAGAACGGAGGTCAAACATGTAGTACCATTTGCACACAGTTGGGTTCGATTTAGGCGCCTGCCAAATGACCCAACTGTTCCGGAGAATTCGGAGACGGTAATAAAATCATGCTGTTGTGCAGCTGCAAAGTCGGTCCACTTGGAAGCTTCTCGCCGCGTTCTACCAATCCCTCCGGCTCGAGATGCCGAGAGTAATGTTTGTGGATTCTGTATATCTTCGGTGCCATATACTACACTATCATAACCAACAGATGCCTTAAGCTTCTTAAACCGTATCCAATCTGATGCACTTGCAGGCATGGGCATTTTGTATTAAGGCAAGAACCATTTAATTTCTGTGTCTGAAGTCTTGATTCCTAACTTAAGTAGTCTCTTATTATCTTCAAAAGCTGGAGCATCAAATATTTCCAGGGTGTCTGGGTCCATCAATATATCGAATCCTTTCACTCGAACAAACTGTAACCTTCTTTTGCGTCGGTCAACATTTCTATTAAAAAACACATCTGGTTCATCAGTTTTTCCGCTTGGGTTATATGCAAGGTCTTCTGCTTTAGCTGTTGTATCAAAGCGCATACATTGGATGATTTCACCGTTTTTAGAATGTAACTTACGATGAATTTCGCAATCAACAGCCGCTTGTTTAAGCAAGGTTATGATATTCTTATTGATTCTCTCTTTCTCATATGATTTCTCATAAAGGAATTCATCTGTGCTCATAAAGGTATCTGTTGGTTGTTCAACATCATAGCGTTTTAGAGTCATATCATTGCGTCGAATCAGAACAATGTTGGGTCCTTCAATGCCTGTTTGTTGTTCTTGGCTGAATACTGACAAGTATATGTTGACTTTTACAGTTCTTTGGTCCATAGGTAAATCTGCATGAGAACAAATCCGGATTGCGCGACCTATAACTTGGTCAAGTCTGGAAGGATTCCAATGCGATTCGGTAATGTGTACGTTGCGTACACTTCTTAAAGTAATCCCTTCAGCAGCAGAAGAAGAACCCAAAAACACACATACACGAACCTTTAGCGAATCCTTTAGGGAAGTTGGGAAGTCTGCTTCAGGCGATTGATTAAAGATTTGACGCATATATTCGCGTTCTATTTTATCTTCATCCCCTGTATAATACATGAATGCGGGCATATCAGGTTTTAAGTCGGGGTCTTCAATATAACCTGCTTGAGTCTTTTTTAATTTGTATTCTTGGAATCCATGCTGTTCGAGAATAGCACCCAAAATCCCAATACCTTCGAGTGATTTATAATTTGAGTAAATGAATTGGTTATGATAAGGGGTTTCTCCCACTGCTTTAAGAAGGTTATTTGTCAATTCTAGAAATTTGGGAGAGAATGATTTCAAAGCGTCATCTGATAAGAAGCGTTTAGGATTTGCTTTGATTTTCTGGAGTATTTCCTCTTTGTTTACTTGTTCTTCTCCTTTGAATTCGGGAGGAATGGCATAATTGCAAACTAATCGTGAAATAGTTCTATACGAACCCATATCTTCATCGAGTGTTGGATTTCTTCCTCTGCGTGAATCAATCTTAATTTCATCCCAACGAACTTCTAGATAACGTAAAAATTGGGCTTCGGACATCTCAACTTTTATGAGTTCCTTATCAGCTTCGATACGTTTGGGAAGCAAACGTTCATCTGACCCCTTGAAATAGGAGACGAGACCTTGTATACGTTTTTGGAACATGAAGGCGTTTTTGATTTTTAGGCCTTCGATGTAAGTGTTCATAAAATCTTCATATTTTGTGGGAAGGCATTCAAGTTCTTCTTTTATGCATTTATCGGATGCAGCAAGTTCTGTTCCTGCGAACTTTTCGGTGAATTTGGCTCTCCAAGAATCTGTCCACTTAAGGATATCGGGTTCGAAAACGAGGTCTTTAGAGAACCTTACAGCAATTCGTTCATTCTTTTCATTGTAGACGGATTCGAATTGTGGAGGATTTCTTGTAAGCATAATGATTCTCTTGACTGAGTTATATTCGATTGTATCTATTTCTGGAATTGAGCGAAAGAAAGAAGTCATCATGCCTTCATCCCATGATACGACTTGGGTTGTTGGTATAGATACTCGTTCGATGGGTCCTCTGATTAGGTTGAGTAAGAATGCAATTTCATTTGGGGCATTGATTATGGGTGTACCAGAAAGGAGGACTATCTTTGCATTTTTTGCGTGATATAGCCTATCATAAATCTTTTGTTTGTTTACGCTTTCATTTACGACATTGCCAATAAAGTTATGGGCTTCATCAATGATGACAACTGAGTTATCGAATTGGTTGGGTTGGTCTGGAGGAAATATGGTATCAACATTAGATTTGTTGATACCGTTATAGTTGATGAAAGTGAAACGTTGGTCGATTACATCTGTAATTTGTTCGGATATACCCTTTCTGATATCTGCAGGCTGGTCTTTAAAGTTGGGAGGACGGTCTGGAATGGTTACGAAATATCGCATATGTTTATCGATGAACTTTTGGGAGATACCAAGGCTGCGAGCATGGTCGATATCTTGATGTTGGCGAACAATGCGAACTTCCCAATGTTGTTCTTCTTGATAGAATGGGTCTCCGCACTTTCTTAACTCTGCTTTAAAGTTTGCAACAAGGCTAGCAGGAAGCATGACATAGATTTGGTGGGTTGACATTAAGGATTCTGCGACGGCGATAGAGGAGCATGTTTTGCCAGAGCCAAGACCATGATAGACGAGAAGGCCTCTGTATGGAGTTTCAGCAAGAAGGTAATCGCGGACTAATTTTTGGTAAGGAAGAAGTTCACGTCCAGGTCCTGAGCGGGCCCAACACAAGTCGACATCTTTATCATCGGAGTCGATAGGACCGGTATCTTTAGCTCTATAATTTTTGAATATTCGAGTAACAGAGTCTGCAAAAGCTTTGCGGTCTGGTAAAATGTAAGATGACATTTATTTTTGGGAGGGAATTGATAATGGGAGCATCAATCCAACAGAACCATTTGATATGGTCGATATCATTCTTCTTGTTTATGTTTGCAGCGTTTCTGTATGTGAAGCCTAGTATTGCCTTTGGACCTCGAGGCAGTATTAAGCCATTTGGAGTAAAGAAGCGGGGGTCGACCATTTTCCCGGTATGGTGGTGGACGATATTGTTTGCTGCCTTATCTAGGATAGGGGTATCGTATGCATCTGATTATTCGGTATAAGTATAAAAGAATGTTTCTGCGTTATATTTGGCATGTTTATCCATAAACTGTATCATTTTTGCTTCGTTATTTAGGTCGAGTTTGGTAAGAAGTTTGTAATTGTTTTCAAGAGTGTCAGAATCTTTGACAATAATATCGGATGAAGGACGTTTGGTTAAAGGATGTAATACTAATTCTGGAATTCCTTTGACCCCAATTGAGTCTTCTGCAAACTTGAGGAATGATTTAACTTTTTTAGAAGTTTTCTTTAGTGTTCTTTTGAGTTCATTTGCATCTCTTAGAGGAATTCCTATAATGCCGACGACTGACGGATATTTTTTTACGATTGTATCGCTTAGGCATGGGTCATAGTCTTTGAGAGAGTTGGGCATGCATCCTTTTGGGACTAAAGAGCATCTTTTTACGAAAGTCCTTTTGGTTGATTTATGGGCTCTTGAGTATTTGGAAGGTTTTAAAAGTTTAATGACGCGAACATCGTTGGATAGTGTGTATACGTGAATTGTTTTGCCTAAGTCTTCTTTTTCGAGCCACTTGCTCAATGCTAATTTGATAGCAAATGGATTTGGATAAAAAAATACGTTATAGTTTGGGATAATGCAGCGAGTTCCATCATCTAGTGGGACGCCTCTTAGGTCATCTTTGGGTTGTTTTACCAAACGGAATAGCAAGGTTCCTTTTGGTATAGTTTGAATTAGAAGTTTTGTGTTTCTGTAAGGAATTTCTTCCATTATTTAAGAAGTAGTTTCTTTCTTTTTTAGCGTCTTCATTAAGTTTTCTTGGAAAGTTGCAAGTTCATCGACAGTGGGTTGACATATATTTGCTTCTACTCTGTGTAAGATGTATGTTGTCATGACTAAGGTCATTAAAAACAAGGCAAGTGTTGTTCCTAGAGTAACAAAATCTGTTGAACCTGACCATCCAAGCAATGTTTGGGCTCCTTTTGCGAATTCATGGTCGGAAAGTCGAGGTGAAACTTGCAATATTAGGTATACTACTGCCGGAACAAACCCCCACAAAAAACCATAGTACACTACTGTTCCAGAATGTTCGAATAGATTGGGGCTGCTAGAGCATTGAAAATAGGGGATGATAGCTGCCAGAGCTAATCCGAATAAGGTCATTACTCCAAATACCTTGCCTATTGAACCTAAATTTAGTCTGCTTGAATCAAACCACGGAGGAGCTTCCATTATTGATTAGAGGCAATATTGTCTTGTAACTCAAACGTCTTTATAATTGTTTTGAATGAATCTAGGAGTTGGTTACGTTGAATATAGTGAGGACGAGTTAGTTGACGACATTCTTCGACTGTTTTCCATTCGATGGCTGATACTTCTTTTTGTTGCATAGTGGTCATTACTTGATTCAAATCGATAGCAGTTGGGTTTCGAAGCAAGGCTATGAAGTAATCATGTCTATACGGAATGCCATTTGTTCCTTCGAAGGATTCGCTTAGTAGAAGATTTTTACAGATTACATAAGCACTTCTGGGAATGTTTGTTTCTTCGCTGAACTCTCTGAGTGCACAATCTATATCAGATTCTCTGGGTGACCGCCTGCCTTTAGGGAACCCCCATTCTGATTCTTGGTATCCTTTCAAATCTTTTACGAGTTCTTTCATGTTTAGTTGTTTGAACAGTTCTCTTGAGAGTTCAAATTCTTTGGAATGGTGGTCTCTTCCAACGCCCCAATGAATAGTCCAAAGTTCTTCAAATGTATGATTTTGTAGTAGGATATGTTCGGAGGTTGTCATGTTAGAGAGTAAGGTTGTTATGTAGGGGATGTCGTCAACATTATATTTGCCTCTGAGAAATTCGGTGAATGCCATACTATCTTTTCTTCTGACCATAAGAATTCTTGGTTCCTCCTTTATGGGAAGGGATGGGCTATCGATGAGTATTACCCCATATGATATTATTGGGTCTGTACACGTTTTAAATACATGACCTCGCCGTCCACAGTTATTACATTGCATTGTTTTCTTCTCCATGTTGTATAGAGCTTCGTCCGTTTTTACTTCGGGATTCCATACAAATGGGAGGTTCATCATCAAAACCAGCTCCAGTAGTCCAAGCTCCATCATTCGACTATTCCAAAGCAACTGTTCAGCTACCTGATTTGGAACAGTATGAAGACCAAGTAAAGGCCACTGTTGATTCCTTAGGGGCTCAGCTACAGAGCACATGGTCGAGTGCAAGTGCTTATCAATCTATGTTCTGGACAGTCTTATACATCTTGATATTTTCTGGTGTGGTATACGTTTGCTACTACTATTTATATCCGTGGATTTTGAGTCACTTACCAACAAGTATTCAGCCTCCTCCTCCGGCCGGTTCAGGTAAGGATTTGAGCATTACGAGTGCCATGTCCGGAAGACGAGATGTTACGCGGAAGGTAGTTGATGAGGTTGAAAATAACGAACTACATATCCAGGCAAATGAATCTGTAGATGTTAAGAAAGGCGAGACATTGACTGTTACGTATCAATATCCTGGAGAAAGTCCTGGGTCTGTGAGTGTTGCGTATGGGAAAACCTTAGACATTTCTCCTAGCTTAAAATCTGGCGGGCCTTCTGCTTCTTCTAAGCCTTCATCGTGGTGGAATAACACGAATCTGCTAGCAGCCCCCAAAGATGCAAAGGAGATGTCTACTGTTTCTATTCCCTTGAATGGCGATGGTGGGGCTTATGGTTACCAGTTCTGGATGTATGTTACAGATTGGAATTACAAGTTTGGTAAGGAAAAGCATGTAATGTCCCGCGAGGATTCGACAAATACGGCGATTATGAATCCGATGATTAGTTTACATCCGACGGATAATACTATGAAGATAAGTGTATCTATCTTTCCGACTTCTGGAGATTCATCGAAGGCTGAGCCTGCTCCTGCAGGTCATTCTGGGGCAACCGATGATGTTTTTATATGTGAGATTCCTAATATTCCTTTGCAGACATGGTTGGCTGTATCTGTAACTGTATCGACTCGTAATTTGGATGTATATTTGAACGGTAAGTTGGTCAAGTCTTGCTTCTTGACTGGTGTTCCGAAACCTGTATCTGGTAATGTAAGTCTGAATAAGGATGGTGGATTTTCTGGATGGATGTGTTCTTTCTACCACTATGCAAAACTATTAGTTCCTACTGATGCTCAGGCGTTCTTTAGTTCTGGTGTTCCTTGTAATGTTCCTGGCACATCAACAAACTACAAGGTAACCTTGGGAGTTCATGACACGAAAGGCCAAGTAGTGTCAAAATATATGTTCTAATTAATAATGATAACTGAAGTGTTGATAACAATTATAATTTGTCTGCTTTTGTGGTTGACGTTGGGCAGTTCTATAGATTTCAACATTGTAGACTCGATTAAAGATGGCAAAGACAGCGATGTGTACCGTAATGCATTGCCTAAATCAGTAAACCGACCAGATGGTATAGAGTTCTCGTATTCGGGTTGGTTGCGCATTGATGATTTCACCTTTAGATTAGGAGTTCCTAAGGTTATTTTTGTTAAGGGTTCAGCAGATTTGAGTACGGCTTGTCCGGCTCTTGTTATAGATAGTAACACGAATACCTTGCTTTTGAAGATTGATACTTTTGGAGCTCAAGAGACGATATCGATTGTAAGTGTTCCTGCTAAAAAGTGGCTTCATTTTGTGGTTAATGTAAACCAGGAAGCAGTTGATGTATATATAAATGGTATATTGTATGCTCATCATATTTTGAGTCAGTTGCCTAAGCAGAACTCGGCAAGTGTATTGACTTCGCCTGATGGAGGATTTGCAGGAAAAGTTGTTCGTGTACAATATCACCCGCAAGTATTAACTGAGAGTGATATTCTGAGTAGGGCAAGAGAGCGGCCTCCTACTGGGAATGAGAAGGACCAAATATTTCCTCCATATTTTGACATGAGTTGGTTTAATCCATCGTAGATGTATCTAATAGTGCTTGTGCTGCTGTTGCTTGTGATGATGCAGCTGCCATCTTTGCATCTTGGGAATCTAATTTTTGCTGAATAGATTTGTATTCATCTTCTAAGGTATTTAGTTTTTCGGTTGCTTTGGTAGCTTTTTCATCAACTTCTTCAATCGTAAGATGTTCTAACTTTCGATTAAAGACAAATACCAACGTTGATACAAGTACAAATAATGCACACAAATATATGTCTCTCATCTTTATTAAATGGTTAGGTTTTCGAACTCAAAACTTAATGAAACTCAATATATTTCGAGAGGAATTAAACCTATAATTGGTTCGACTACGAGTATTATAGTGCCAATTTCTGCATCATCGGCGCCTGCTCGCAAGAATGTAGATGCCTCACGTGTAACTTCGATGAAGACAAATTGTGGATTGAATTCAACTTTGCAGGATACTGTGGACGAATTCGACCCGTCTGTAGATTTGGGCTTAATGTATAGCAATGGTTCTCGTTATAGGTATTTAGATTACAAATCAACTACGCCAGAATGTAGTATAACAATACCAGACGAGGTTATCCAGGTTCAGGAAGTAACTGATGACGGTATTACTTATGTAGATGCAGAAATTGGAGCAACTGTTATTATCACTGCATATGTTGGTTCGCCTGTTGTTCCTCAGTTACCTAATCCGAATAACACTAGATGCATACCGCCTGTGCTATTGAAAGGTCCTAGTCTTCCAACAAATAATAACTGTTAATTATGTAAATGAGTTCGCAAGTAACGATAACTTCACCTACAATATTTTCAGCAAAACCCAACGATGGTCCTACAAAAAGCTTTGTTCTTTCATGTATCGACCCTCGGTTTGCGTATGCCACTGAGCAATACTTATACGATAAGTATACACGTAACAATTTGAGCTTTGACCATTTTGTTCTTGCTGGTTCTGCACTTGGCGGAAATTTAACCGGACCTGGCAGTGGAGTTGGGCAATGTAATATTCTATCTGCAAATTCTAACTGGAATAGGACTTTAATTGAGCACATTCAGGTTGCAATATCTCTTCACAATGTCGAGGGAGTAGAAATTATTGACCATTTAAATTGTGGTGCATATGGCGCATGTATTGCAGGCATATCGTCTGGGCCTACTGGGGACCAGGGCGCAACGTTTCACCGAGGCCAGTATATCAGCCTAGGTTCTTCTCTTACTGGTGCGGTATATGTTAGCCACAATAATATTATTGGTACTACAATTGGAAGTATCATTCTTGATGCTGGTGTTACAGGCAGATATTTTGATGGTTATACTACATCGCCAACAACTACACTAATTGATTATGGAGGTAATAGCATTCTAACAGAACGCAAAGGAACATATAGTGGCGCGAAGGTTCTTGTATTGGGTTGCATTGACCCAAGATATTCCTCTGTGTTATCAGCATTTTTAAGAGAATACAAGGGTGTTCAGTTTATTTACGATTTGTTTGTTCTTGCTGGAGCTTCGATAGGTGCAAATCAGTCATATCTTGCAAACGGAAACGTAAGAGTCTCAGGAAACAGAGGTAACTATCCCAATAACATTCTTGCGGATACTGCTGCTGGGATTGGTCCTATGGGGGTATCGTGGGGTCCTACTTTTTTTGACCATCTAAGTCTTGCTCGTTCACTGCATGGCATTACGGAGGTTTGGGTATTTGACCATTTAGATTGTGGAGCTTATAAGGCTGTTGCGTATGGCGATTTGAGCAATCCCGACTTAGTTGTAGAAACTCATGTTGCTGAGATGTCCAAATTAAAAGCTAGTATTGATGGTTATACTACTCGAACTGGACCAATCACTGACCCGCTAAACACGTCTCCATATTCTTTAGGATTTAAAGGATTTGTAATCGATTTGGATGGCAACATAGGAAAATATGTAGATGGAAATACTATATTTGGCGCTGAGTCTTCTTTAACAGTTGCAAGTAGTGTGAGTAGACCAGGTGTCTTGATTCGTGATTCTTCCGATTATACTAAAATAGTGAAACAGGCAAGATTATTTAGAGAATTTAGTGGCCGGGCCTCGACTGGTGGTTCTCAGACTGCATATAATAATGTGTTTAGCCAGCCTTATGATTACAGCATTATCCAAAGTAATGAGGCAAGAATAACATACAACTTGGGACGAAATGTGTGTGGGTGTACAGGAGCATTTTCTACGAGTCCTCTTGGTACTTAGGTATACATTGACCTCCATGTTTCTGGCTCTTTGGTATTTGTATCTGTCAGAAGTGTCTTAATAATAGGCTCCTTCAAGCAAAGCGGAAATTCTACTTTTGTGTAAAATTTGTAATCCTTCATAGTTTCCTCGTCTGCAATACGCAACATATTCAGACGAGTAATTATTGCCTCAGCTGTCCGTATTAATGTTCTGACACCTTCTTCTTTTGCCGAATATTCTGATATAATGAATTTTGAAGCTTCGTCTGTTAGTAGGATATCTTCCTTTGTGAAGTTTAGTCGTTGCAGGAGGTCGGGCCATACATATTGTTCTAAGATGGATTGTTTCTCTTTTGCAGTATACCCAGAACAATGTATGACTTGCATTCTGTCGCGTAGGATTGGATTTACTTGAGTAATGTCGTTGAATGAGAATACGAACAAGCATTGCGAAACATCAAACTCAATTCCAGAGAAGTATCTATCATGAAACTGTGAATTTTGGGTTCGGTCAGTTAGGTGAATGAGAATGCTTGCTATTTCTTCGCCATGAGGAGTTCCAGAAATCTTATCAAGCTCATCGAAATACATGATGGGATTCATGCATTTTGCGTGCATTAGCGAATCAGCTATGCGACCCCACATAGAACCTTCGTAGGTATATGAATGTCCGATAAATGTTGATACATCTGAAGCTCCACCCAATGAGAAGAATTGGAATGGACGATGAAGGGCTTTAGCAATACCGTTCTTTGCAATAGACGTCTTACCAACACCTGCAGGACCTTGTAAGGCAATAACATTTCCAATTGAATTAGGACTTGCTATCCATTGAGCAAGAACTTGCATTATCTGTGTTTTAGCAGTTGCCATTCCGAATACGGCCTTATCTAGAATTGCTTTGGAATCTCTCATGAATGCGGAACACTTATCGCGGCCGTCAGTTAGTTTTACAGGCAAAGGAACAACTTTCCCAAATGGAATACGAAGAAATGCGTCAACCCAATTCTTTAACTTATATGATTCGCCTGACTCATCTTCTATGGCGGATAGTTTCTTTAATACTGTTGTCTTAATGTATTCGGAAACGGGCAATTTTATAATTTGAAACTTCAAAGGAATATCAGAATCAGCTCCGAAGTTCTTTATTTGTAGCATAAACTCGTTTAGTTCTTTTTGTTTTTCTAGGGGAAGTCTTTCAAAATATGTTCGTTCTTTGCTTGTCAATTTTATAGCAGCCTCGACTACTTGTTTTCTGGGTTTTCGTCTAGCCTTATTCTTTTTTGGTTCGAGACTTTTGAGAAACTCTTGTAAGAATTCGTCATAGTCGGGTAATTCATCTTCTCCGGGAACATAGGTCGAATCGTCGTCGTCGTCATCGGGGGCAATTGTTGTATCTACAACCCATACTACATCTTCAGAAGCCTTGCGGTCTTGCTTCTTTTTTTGACGTCCGTCATCCGTAAAATCAGCACTGACCTTGCGGTCTTTGGCACTTTCGCGAGTTGGTCTTTTTGGCATTCCTTATTGACAGTAAATAAAACAAAAGAGGAAATTCATTTCCAACCAAATAAGCAATGGAAGAAATTGAAGAAGCGGCCAAAAAGGCTCAGGAAATTATAGACAAGACGAATGCAGACAACGACGATATTCGAAAAATGATGAATGTTGTTAAAAAGTTTATGCAGCATCATCGTGTCCTTGGATATGGGGGGACGGCGCTCAATAATTTGCTTCCCAAAAGCAAACAATTCTATGATTTTACAAAAGATATACCCGATTACGACTTCTACTCTGAAACTCCCCAAGACCATTCCAGGATTATTGCTGATGAGTTAGTCAAATCTGGATTTGATAACATTCAAGTAAAGCCTGGTGTCCACCTTGGTACTTTCAAAGTATTTGCCGACTATATCCCTGTAGCAGATGTCAGTACGCTGAGTAAGCCAATTTTTACAAAGTTATGGAATGATAGTATCGTGAAAGATGGGATTCGTTATGTTCCTCCTAACTTTTTGCGTATGTCTGTATATTTAGAGCTATCAAGACCTCGAGGGTTTGTTGAGCGTTGGTCTAAGGTATACAAGAGAATTAAACTTTTGAATGATGAATATCCTGTTGTCTGCCCGACTTCTGATGAATCTATAAATGAAGAATATGCAACTCCTGAAATTAGAGAAAAACTAGAAGACCTTTTGCTTGAAAATCCTGTTGTTCTTTTAGGATTTAATGCTAGCACAGTGCAGGCTGGTAAGGATGAATGGAAGTTGCCGATAGACTTGCTTGTAGAACCTGAGAATTTCAGTAAAGTTACGAAGGAGATTCTTACAATTTTTGGCAGGGGTGAAGCAAAGAAAAGGGAATTTGAAGAATATGGTGAATTACTTCCTGCGCACGCTGATATTGTTCATGGTGACAAATTGTTAGTTCGTGTATTCGAAACAACAGCATGCCATAGTTACCATAAATTGCCTTCTGGGTTAATGGTTGCATCTATTCCGACTTTGCTAAACTTCTTTTTTGCTATGTTGTATGCTGACAAGGAATTTCTGGAACATACATCTAGACAGAGGCTAGTATGTACAGCGCATAAATTGATGGAGATTGCTAATAATGCATCTAGACGACGATTTAAGTTATTGACCCCAATTACATGTTTGGGAAAGCAGGAAGAAATTACTGATTTGATGCGTAAGAAAGGCAAATTATATGACCATCTTTCTAAAAACAAAAACTCTGCCAAGTTCTTGAAGTATTTCTTTTCATATACTCCTAAGAGATAGTCAGCTTAGATATAAGGTCTTCTACGTCCATATCTTCTGTTTCCGTTGGGCTATTCAGGAGTATTTCGTGACATTCTTCGCAAACTAACACGCCTGAAGGTTCATGTTCATAAGCGTCTCGTTCGTTTGGTATTAGATGTTGACAGCAATCGCAGAAGAGTCCGGTAAACTCTTCTTCCATTGTTTATTTGTAGATATGTGTAGAAATATGAATCCATTTCTAAAATGGAATTACATGTAAGAAGAGTAATACTAGGTAAGAAATGCCTATTGTGTTGATTGCTGTTGACGGAATTAATAAGAATTTGCGGGAGTTTGAGGATATGCATAATAATGTGTTTGATATTTTGATTGAATCATCTGACCCACAAAGCAAGGCTATTGGGGATAAATTGGCTGAACATTTGGTGTTTGTAAAGCGTATAAGCAATTATCTTTTGGATGAGATTGATGATGATGGTGAAGAAGAGATGGCGTATAATATGGGTGCTGTTTTGAGTAGTGTTCGAAGTCTGAATGTCCAACGAGGAATGATTATTACGAGTAAAAAGGTCATTAATAGTTGGGACCCACATACCAATATGAATGAGTGGGATGCTATTTCAATGTAAAAATGGGTCATTTATGCCTAAGTTAGCGCGTCAATCCAGTGGCCGCGTTCCTCTAGCGGAACATCAAGTTCCTCAAGGATGCGCTGGCCTGCTTCTAGACGCTGCTGTAGGTCATCAATATTTAGTAGCGCTGAAAAGCGCTCGCCGATATTCTCATTTTTAGATTTGGCTTCTGTGTCGACACCTTCTAGATAGCCAGAAAGGATGTTGCAAAGACGGCTCAGGTTTCCCTGAGCACACATGCCAATATTGTCTTTAAGTTCCACAGCAAGGATGTTTTTTAGGTCAGCTGCGTGGGGGGATGTTTTGATATACTGCCACACCGAGTTGAGGACACGAGCATAAATGCCGCGACCCATCTCGTAGATGTCATCATCTGCGCAGTATTTTGCCATCATTTGCCAGGCGGACTCTTTGGTCAGCCTGCACTCCAGAATGATTTCACCCGGAGTTTTAAGCGTCTCCGTCTGGTATTCGGGAGGCACAATGATGGTTAGCACTGTCTCGACAGTGCGCTTGACCTTTTCTACGACCACGGCTGTGTGGACGTTCTGGCGGTCTGCTGCCAGTTGTGCAAGTTCGCCGCCCGCGTTTTGGGCAGCGAGGTGGGCTTGGCGTTCTATAAACGCGTTGCGTCGCGCTTCACGCGCGATAAGGGCAGCGCGGCGGGCTTGCCGCTCTTCAAAGGCAGCGCGGCGTCGAGCGCGTTCTGCTGCCCACCTTGCTCGTTCGCGCTCTACGAAGGGAAAGTCCGCATCGTTTCCGCCGTTCTCTTCAGTCTCTTTATCAATTTGCTTTTCTAGAGACTGGAGGTCGGTTAAGTATTTTATTTGTTGCTCACGCAAGGCTGTGTTAAGCGCTGGCCCTTGAAAGGAGTCCAGCAATAAACGCTTCTCACGCGTATTAACAAGTGCGAGTTCATTGCGTCGGATATTATTTGGCCCGACTTTAAACATCGTCGCCATGTGGGTGCCGCATCGCGGGTTTGGAGTTTCTCCAATCACAATCACGGTGCAGCGAGCGCCACATTTTTTAATACCGACGCACTGAGACATCGTTTTAGAATTATTAACAGTTCATGAAAAAATCCGTTTTTGATTTTTAGGACTTCTTATAACGTAGCAATTTTTTTGCTTTTCTTAATCTTTGGCGTGCAGCCTCTTTTGCAAGGTATTCACGACGAATATCAGGAACTGCGTTTTCGAGATTTTTGAAGGGGTGGACATACCCCTCTTGTCTGAGAGCAAGTAAGGCTTGAACAGCAGCATCCATGATTAAAGATACTTTTTCAAAGCAAACAAAAATCCGTTTTATTTAGTTTCCAATGCAACACAATTGAACCCTCTTATGGCGTATTTGTGATACTTTTTAATATGCTTTAAAGTTTCTAAGCGACTGAAATTATAATTTTTTGGGAGTTTTAAGAAGATGTAATCGGGTTTCCACAACTCCCTTAAGATTTCTTTGAGGAATATATCTAATCTCATATCGCCTAAGAACAAATCCAGATTTGTTTTGTCTTTATAATCGGGACCTCCCCAAGGGGCATCGATGTATAGGATATCGGTATACCAATCGTAGATTTCGGTTGAATCGCCAAAGTGTAAATTTATGTTGTTTAATCCGAATACTTTTACGTTGTTTTCAAGTGCATCATAGTTTTCTTTATTGTATTCGATTGAGTCAACTGTATGAAAATTGAGACCGAATAGAATTGTATCACCACCAACATTGCCTGTGAGGTCTGTTATATGTTTATTTGAGATATCACCGACAACTGATTTGATTATTTTGAGAAGTCTTTCGCCATCTTTAGGTTTTGTGATGCTATATTCTCCTTCTTCTGTTATTCGTAGTTTAGAATAATCGACATCATCTTTTGCAGGGAACATTGTTCTTAAGTCGCGGCTTGAATTAAAACCGCCAGTTCGTTTTGTCCTACGACGTGTCATTAATCTTATTTGGAAAATTTAAAAATGCTGAATTGTGATTCAGCCGTATATCATTAGTCCGATATCTAACTTAAGTTGTGCTTCGAAAATCTGGTATTCGGTAGTTTGGTCTGGCTTGAGTTTCCAGAATAAGCTGCGAGCCGTAATAAGCGCGTTTGTGCGCGCGTTCTGTTCTTGCTCTGCATCGTCGGAGATGCTTAACAGATACGTTATTGCCTTTCGAACACATTGTTCATCTACACCTGCGCCACTTGTTAAGGTAAGTGCTTTATCATAGTGGCCATCTCGGACATAGTCAATGAAGGCTTTGTCTTCCTGCGAAGGCATTGTAGAATTAGAAGTAAAAAATGTTTTGCGGAGTAAATCCGTTTTACTGGTCGAGAACAAGGGGAGAAATCAGGCATTCGGAGAGAACTCTGTCTTCTACCTCTGTTTTGATTTTTGAAAGTTGTTCAATTCGACGCATACAATCATATGTAATCCGTCTGCGATGTTCTTCGTTTAGCGGGTTTCTCATTAGTACTATAATATCTTTGAGGATTTTAATAGTATAACTGAGCAACTCGAGCGAGTCCATGCTGTATTATTAGTGAGAATTAACACTGAAAATTTCCATTTTTATTCGATATTCTTAATAAGTATGTCACAAATTGACATAAAAGTTTTAAAGCAAGGAATACTATCTCGGAATGTCGTAACTTGTTGCTTTTTTACGGTTGGCGAAGCTTATCGCGATTTTCGGCAATATATAGGAAACTTGAAGCGATTTATTCAGCAAACTGAATTACTGAAGACGTTTGAACTCCGGATTTATACGGATGATACTGGTAAAGATATCGCATTGGCTGTTTCGGATGGAAATCCAAGAGTAACTGTATTGCATTACGATTGTCCACAGTTCAGAGAAGGAAGAGGCCACAAAGGAATGTTTGGAACTCTTGTTAGATTTTTGCCGATATTTGAAGATTTAGATGTTGTATGGTGTTCGGACATTGACATTCCAGACCGTTGGTTGGATGAACGCCAATTACATTTAATGAATAAGCACAAGTGTGATTTCTTTTTGGCAAAGTTTATTTGTTACGATGACAAAGTAGTATGGAATAGAAAGAATACTATTCTTGCTGGAAGATTTATCACGAAGATACAGTTTCCTCGTGCATTACTAACCCGGTTTCTGAATATGTTTACAGAAGGAAAATTGTCTGAGATTGTGAATAGGATAAACGATGAAAATACTAATTTAACGAACAATAAGCCTGCATCTGAGTTTCCATATGGCATGGATGAAGTATTTTTGAATACATCTATTTACAACTGGATGATGCGGCATAATAAGAGGATATTGTTGCAAACTGATTATTTTATTCGTGGGTTTGCATATGAGTTTGGAGATAAGGAAGCAAAGGCATTAACTCAAAGTTACCATTGGTTTCCCACACATTCTAAGTTTTTGAAGCTTAAAAAGTTGTTTGAGAAGTATTTACCAATTTTGATGAAGCGTCATATTTGCTACAAAGAGTTTTTTGACAATCTCCCTAATTTTAAAAATGATTTTATAGTTTATTCTATTGTGAATGGTTCTGACTTGTAAAAAAATGTAGATATAGAAATCTACTGTTCGTACGAAAGCTCATATCGGCCACACTTGGCGATTAGGCGCCTTTTTGGGGAGACCTCAAGGCTGTCCATCATCTCTTCAATCTCGGCCAGCTCGGGAGGAGGGCTGAGGTGTTGGATGAGTTGCTTTAGGTGGATGTATGTGTTCTCGCCGTCGAACTTTTGGTAGCCAAACAAGATGTTATCAATGCTTGACTGGTTGTCAGAAGCCCACTCTTCGAGAGAGTTGTACTCCTTGTGGTTGATGTAGTCAAAGTAGCGGTCTTTGTAAAGCTTCACGTGGCTGAAGACGTTGAACTTCCTTGCCGACGCCCTAATTGCATAAGAGCAGCCGCCTAGGTCTTTTAGCGTCTCGACAAAGTCTTTCTCGCGTTCGAGGAAGAAGCAAGGCGGAGTGTCCGTGGGAACGGGAACACCACAAAGCGTTTCGATGTGAACACCAAGATAGGGGCCGCACTCAGCAAAAGCTGTTTGAAGGACACTGTGAATGTCTGTCATCTTTTGATTGACACCAAATCTGGATTTGTGTTAATCCGTTTTTCTGTTCTCAACCGAATGGAGAAAAAAGACTTGTTCAGTCTTAAGCTGGAATGCCAATGGGGGCAATTCCAATTGCCTCTGCGGCTTTGAGGTAGTTGTTCAAAGCCTTCTCGGTGAAGAAGCCATCAAGTTCTACCAGAGCTCTGCCTCGGTATACGTAGTAGTTGTCATCGAGGTCTTCTTTAAGACGCTTGATGAGTTTGCAAATGCCTTTGAAGTAGTTTTTCTCTTGCGCGACTGTTACGTCTGCTAGAGGAGGGCTTGAGCAGAAGCGGTCAAACTCTGCTGTGAGGGCCTTCACCCAGTTTTCGATATCAGACACGTTTTCCATGGCAGTTTGACGTTGAGTTTGTTGTATTTTCAAAATTCGTTTTTTTGTTAGAAAGGACAAGTTTTTCATTCATCTGTATATGCAAGCAAGAAGAGTGAGAGTATGCTCATACATATTCCTACCCATCTTAAGCCTTTTATAGATTCACCGAATACGAATATGCCTTGAAGAGTTACGATTACGTTGCTCATTAGATTCCAAATTAAGTTTGTGGCAACCATACCATCATGTTTCATGGCTTTGAGGAATACAAGAGGTTCGAGTGCATAAAGACCAATAGACAATGGCAGACCCCACGAAGAAGGGATTGAACCTTTGCTTACCATTTTGATGGTGGACATCATGCAGATGTCTATGAGAGCCATGACAGTTCCAAAAAAGATTGGTAGCATGTTAAAATTGCCAAGTTTCCAATTTACTGAAGTAATTATTTTATCGAATACGTCTATCTGCTTTTTTGTCATTTGAGTTTAAGCAAGAACAATAATCGAAAGTTTCAGAATCGAATTGTTGTCCACATAAATAACAGGATATATATTGCTTGGGGATTTTGATACGTAATTTTGTAACATCTGTATTGTCGATATAGAAATAGTCGAAGCAGGATTTGAGTGTATTAAGAATCTTAGAAAGATACATTTGATTATAAAGATTATTGTTTAAAAAGGTTTTTCCCTGCTATTGTGCTAGGGGAGCGGGAGCGGTGAAAACCACGACTTGTTTCTTTGGTCATATCGGCCGTAGAAGTCTTCTGTTATCGAGTACTCTTTCGCCTCTTTGACTAAGAACCACGTGATTGTAGTTCCATCTCCTGTTCCGGAAAGGCGGAATGTCCGTGGAGTTCCATCTTCGTTGAGCAATGGAGTTCCCGAAAAGTTTTTTGCTTGGATTAGTTTTCCAGCAAACTGGGTAATGAGTGTTCCATCTTTGTTAATGAATGCTCTCCAGTAGAACTTGTCGACTGGAAGGCCAGTCCGGCCAACTCGAGAATGTTTGGTGAAATCTAGAAGATTTTCAGCAGACATGCAGATACGTTATGTTTTAGGTGTAAGCAAAGATTCCATTTTGAAAAATGCCCCTACCACGCATTTTTATAACAATCGGTTCCTCCGGATTCTCCAGCAACACAACACGCTGGCTCCCATTCACCCCTCTCGTAGTCGAACCGTCTTGTACTTTGCTATTAGATAGCAAAGTTCGGGTATCTCTCTGACCCCTAGAGCCGCTAAAGTCGGCAGACATATTTACACCCAGTAGAACTCCCATCCATTACGAGTCTTCTAAAGTCGGCAAATGTTTACACCCAATAGCATGACACTCCTTAAATAAAATAAGAATGCACCACAACATTTCCGTTTTTAAGAAGGAGAGTTATATGAACGTTGATAGAACAAAAAAGGGAATTGTTTGAGAAGTTTGTTGTCTATCCCAAACTGAGTGTTGTCAAATCTGGAAACGTTTTCAATATTTTGCATTTGATAGTTGATGTTGACGTTGTATTGATTGGTACGAGACCAGCTTCGCGTCTTA